TTGAGTTCTTCTAGTTCCTCTGTGGATATCAATGCAAACATCAAGTCAGCAGTCGCTGGTAATCCAAAACTTTCTGAGGTATCTTCTAGTCCAACATCTGTATTAGAGAAACCACTTCTAGTTGTTTGAGTTGCCGACATAATAGGAACATTAGTTTCTACTGCAAGTCCACGAAGTTCTTCTGCAATAGACTTGATAATAGTATAAGAGTTCATATTACTTCCTGCTCTGAATCTACTAGATGCACAAATGTTTAGATAATCAATAAAGATGATATCTGGTTTGAAAGATTTCTTGATGGCGAGTTCTTTCAATAGTCCTCTGAAATGTCCACTATGAGCAGATGCAGTAGGATATTCTTTGATGATAAGTTTACCTTTTGCTTTCTTTTGTAACTTACTAATCTTATCATCAAACATCTTCTTAGGTAAATCATGTAAATCTGGAATACTAATATTCATCATGTTTGCATCTATTCTTTCTGCAATTCTTTCTTCTGCCATCTCTAACGAAATATACAATACATTCTTTCCTTGTGATAAACAGTTTGCAGCTTGATGACACATGAACAATGATTTACCAACACCTGTTCCAGCAAGTGCAATATTCAAAGTCTTAGGTGGAAGTCCACCCTTAGTAATCTTATTAAAGAATTCTAAATCAAATGGTATCCTTTCTTCTTTATGATGATAATAATCAAATCTAGATTCGTGGTCTTCTAGATAATCATGACCGACAGAGTTATCAAAAGATACTGCAAGTGCTTCTGTTAAAATGTGTGGGATTGCCTCTGGTGTCTTATCTTTAGATTTACCATCTATGATACCAACACCCTCAACGATTGCATTGTAGATTGCTTTGTCTTTGACAAACTTTTCTGTAGTATCTACTAACCAATCAAAATCTATAACCTCTTTGTTTAGAGTTTTAATTATCTCTACAATCTTTTTGTGTTCAGTATCGTTTAAATCTTTTCTTGTACTAACCTCAATCTCTAGCGATGTTTGAGTTGGTATCTTATTATACTTGTCTACAAACTTTTGTATCTCGTCAAAGATTATTCTTTCTTCTTTTACATCAAAGTATTCTGGTTTTATAAATGGTAAAACCTTTCTAGAATATTCTTCGTTGTTTAGAAGATTAGTTAGAGTTGTCCTTTCTATTGTCTGGTTCTGCATATTGTTCCTCAATTATATCTACCAAAATATCACCTATGAGATTTATGAAATCATCTCCAAAGTCTTCTTTTGGTACAGCATTATTATCTATAATATCAAATTCAAATTTAAATGGCATGTTACCATCTTTTGTTTCTTCACCCAAAGAAACATTTCCATATTTATAAATGACACCAGCAAACTTACCACCCTTGATACCGATACAAGTTTGGTCTTGTGTTTTACTTTCTACATATACATATGATTCTTTAATATTAGACATAGTGTAAATAAGTTTGCATTATATATTTTGGTTCATTTATTGGTTTTGTTCCAGCATGTAACCAAGGCCACATTGGTGGAAACATTAACATACTACCTTTCTTACATTCAGCATATTTGTCTAGTTGTGGAAAAGTAGTTTTACCTTCTTCATTATCTGAAAGATAAATAAAGAAAACTAAAAACCTAGTAGATGTTGGTTTTGAATTTACATCTACATGTGGTTTAAATTCATCATGGTCGTTTGGCATATATCTTTTCAAACGAATAGGCTCCCAAATGTAATTCGTTGGCATTTGTTGTGGGGTAACACCTGTATCTGTTAGATAAGTTGTAAATCCATTTTGAAAAATTTCTGTAAACTGTTCTATCTCTTTACTCCATATCTGAGGTGATTTTGCCATATTCAATTGTGTGAATACCATTCCTCTAACATCAAATGATTCGTGTTGTGTTTCAAACTGTTCAAATTTATCTATGACATTCTTGCAAGTTTGACTATCAAGTATATCATCATATGTTTTAATTAAATTATCCATTTCTTATTGTCCAATCTATTGCTATTCTTTTTTTGTCTGTCATAATATCCTCTGCTTTGTGTGGTACTCTGGGGTCAAAAACTATAAAGTCGCCAGCCTCTAATTTATAAATGTTATTTCCATGTTCAAATCCACCACCATCAGATATATGATTCCAATCTGAATTTAATATTCCTAATACTTTAATGATTGGTGTATCTTGCAGTTCATCTTTTTCATGGTCTGTATGCAGATTGTCTTCTCTATGTTTATCTTTCATAGAGATACCACAAAACAAAAGGTCTAGGGGAACATCAACATTACTTTGTTTTGCTTTCTCATGAATCATCATTAACAAACTCATAGATACACCAGCCAAAAAATCATCATGTATAGTTGTGCCTTGTATGACATCAATCTTTGCATGTTTATCTTCAAATGGTTTACCCATTGGATAATTAAAATTCCACTTAGTAGATTTCGTAACTTGATGTTTAATGAAATCTAAAAATAATGGTGTGCAACAATTATTGACTATCGTTGCCATACATAAACTCTTTCTTCACAGCTTCTTCTAATTGTTTCATTACATCTTCTGTAAAGTATTTTTCTGGGTCATTGTTAATTGTCTTACCATATTGTTTAGTTCCATCTGGTAATTCAATACGAGTTGATACTTGTTTAAATATTCCATGTGCAACTGCTAATTCAAGTAATCCATAATACTTATCAAGTCCTTTGTCATAAGTTAATAACACATCAACCATTTTGTTTTCCATAGTCAATCTTGATTTATGATTTTTACAATGAATGATATTACCAACAACTTCTGTACCCTCTTTAAATTTTTTCTTTGATAGATAGATGATACTTGAAGCGGCATATTTTAATCCAGAACCACCACCCATTTCTTTTGTTGGGAACATAGAACCGACAACATCATAAGTATGGTTTGTTACTACCATTGGAACTTTTGCCTTTCCAAGTTTCAAAGTTAAAACTCTAAATGCAGCTTTTAGTATTTGTGCTCTAGTCATATCTCTAGTTTC